CTATTTTAAAGCCTCTTTTAACGCCCTTTTTAAAGCCTCATATTTTTCACACTCCTCCCTAAGCCTCGCATTTTCAAGGCTCAAAGCTTCCATATTTAAAGGACACTCCTTAGGCTTTTCACTCTCATCAAAGCCCCTTTTCAAAGCTTCATCGTATTTTTTGGCTTTGATGATGAAAGCAAACACATTTTTAAGCCAAATAGGATAATTTTTAGAACTCCCCCAATTATTCACACTTCCATAAGGCAGCCCCAAAAGCTCGGCTAATTCTTTTTTACTCTTAATTCCCGCTTCTTGCATTAAGCTTTTAAATTTTTCTTTTGTCATTTTTTTTAACTCCTTTTTTAATAATTATAATCTTATATTATTTAAAATAAAATAAAATCACTTTAGATTTAAAATTTAAGCCTTATTTAAGTAATCTTAGTTTATAATTATACTTATAAAAATAATCAATGATTGTTTTTATAAGGGTTTTGGCACGCGTTTATAATCTTTTTTAAGTCTTAGAAAGGTCAGAGATGATTGTAGAGATTTTAAAAGGGTTGTTTAGAAAATTAAGCTTAAAAGTAAAGATTAAAATTACTCTTAAGCTCAAATAAACAATCCATAGCCTTGATTATATCGAGGCTAGGATTAACATTAACTTAAAAGGACAGCAAATGACAATTTTAACTTGCGATTACAATGGACATAAAGAAATTTACACAGCGGACGGCAAAGAGGTCGATTACTCCACCTTTTGCGATTTACAAGCCCAAAACGCTATAGAGGCTAACCAAAACACCCTCAAAGCTTTCTTTGCAAAGCATAAAAATAAGCCAAATTTAGCAGGATTTAAAATAGACGATATTTTAGTTTCTAGCAGTGATTATTATCCCACTTTTTTTAAAGTCATCGGCACAAGTGAAAAAACGCTCATCATAGCACCGCTTAAAGCTTTAAAGTTAAGAGAAAAAGACGGAGGATTATGCACGCCGACTAAGGCTTATGATTATGAAGCTTTTTTAGGATATGAAAAATTTTTATTTCGTGTTACCAAAGAAAGATTAAAAATTAAATTAAGCCAAAGCCAAAGCCTAGAAAAGCCTCAAAGCCCAGTCCTTAGCTTTATGGATTATTTAGACTAAGCGAAGCCTATTCGCTTAGCTCCCTTATTTTTCCCATTTGTATCACGCACTGCTTATAATGATAAAAAAGCATAGAATAAGCATTTAATATCTCAATTTCACTATTTACATAAGGCTTCGGTAATGTTTTAAGCTCTAAAAGCTCAGATGGCACTTGCACCTTTACGATTTTTACATCCTTAACGACTTGTATTTGTGTCTTGCTCCCACAACCTGTTAGCCATAGCATTAAAAAGCTTAGTAAGGTTATTTTCACCCCTTTGATACTCTTTGTAAATATACCGATTAACATATTCTATCCTCTCTTTGACTTGCTCTTTCGCTTCATTTGCTCCGCTTATTGCCTCTATTTGCTTTCTATGCTCTAGTTTTAAGGTTTCAAGGCTTAAGGCTAGATTGTGATTTGCCTCAAGGCTTATATTTAAATCGCTCTTTGCCTTTTCGTGCCTTGCCTTTTCTGCTTCTAAGCTTAAATATAAAAAGCCTATTCCCCCCAATGCTAAAGCTAAGGCTATATAAAAAAACGCACTCCCCTTAAAAAAGCTTAAAATTGTTCCTGCTATCCCAAACATTTTAACACCTACTTCTTAACATTATTTAAGTCTTTAAACCACGCCCCCACCTCTTTTAAGGCGTCTAAATCATCATCGATTTTATCTAGCTTATCATTTGCCCTTTTAAGCTCATCATTTGTATTTTTGCAATGCTCTCTTATAAAATCCATCATCACCTTATTATTCTCTTTATAAGTGTCTAAAGTTACCTTTTGTATCGCTGAGTTTTCCTTTAGATTTTGCTTAATGTCCTCAAGGTTTTTTAACTGTCTTTCTTGCTTTTCGCCCATGATTTCACTTTGCTTTTTATATAAGTGTATCACAACACCTGCTAAAGATAAGACCATAAGCCCTAATAAACCCGCCCCGCTTAAGCTCCCTAAAACTGAAGCGGAGGTTATCGCGCTCTCACTCATAAAAACCCTTTATTCTAGTTCATCTTTAATCACAAGCTCTACTAAATCTAAATTCACGCCCCTCATTAAATCATAAAAGGCTTTACAAGCCGCCCTGCTTCCTCCTATGCTTTCATTTCCCGCCTTTGTTTCACCAAGTAATATACACCCTTGTGTATCCTTATCCGTGTTGCCCCAATGTATTAAAATATGTCTTTCATAAGGCACTAAATCATTATACACATTTAACATCGTGTCCTTATCATTGCCTGTAATCTTTCTTAAGGTCGCTTCAAACCTACTTCCAGGATGTCTTTTAAGCTTATAAACCCCCTCAGGTATCCTTAAATCCTTTCCACTTTCAAGCCCTGCTGTATCCTCTTGCAAAGTAAAGCACTCAAAGCTTATATCGCCATTTTCATCAAACACCTTAAACTTGCCAATGACACAAGTTTCACCTTGATATCTATTGATAATTTCTATTTTCATAAACTATCCTTTTTTTTAAATTTGCGAAAAGATAGCTTTTTAAGCGTATGAAAAAAAGGATTAAAAAAGGGGGGTTTTTAAGGTAAATTTGCTAAAATTTGCTTGTTTAAGTTGCTAACTCGGTGGAGAAAGGTGGCTAAAATGGATTTATGGATTAAGATTTTAAAGCTTATCGTAGAAACATTGAGGCTGGTTAGAGAGTTACTAAAACTCCTTAACCAACACTAAATTCAACACTTAAATTATAGAGTAGCCTTACTTAGCTTATCCTTAAACAATACCTCCCGCCGATTGTAAGGCTTCGGCTAAAGCAAACTATGCGTTTTTTCCAAATTCTCTTTTAAAAGCTCTAGCACTTCGCCATATTTGTCGTTGATTTCCTCATCGTTGATTAAATCTAGCACTAATTCTAAGCTGTCCTCATTTAAAAGGTAAAGCTCCTCGCATATTGCCCTCGCTTTACCAAATAACTTTTTTTTACTTAAAAAGCTCATTTCCACCCCTTAAAATAGCATTTAAGCTTATGAAACTTATCCACCCAATGATAAAAAATAAAGCAAGTGGCAAAATTCACATTTAAAAGCCTTAAATGCTTATAAAAGCATAAATCCGCCCTTTTATACGCCTCTTTAATGCTTGTTTCATGGATTGCACGGCTGCATAGATAATCGTGTAAAACACAAGCGCTAAAATACTCACTTTTATAAGGAGGATAAAAGCTCCAAAATATTCTAGGTATTGAAGCTCCATCTGTTGTATAACCTTTCGGCACAACCCCACTTATAAACTCATTATCATTTAGCTTAATTTCAAAGCTAAAATCCTCATAAACCTCAAACTTATATCTATCATAAGGTTTTACAACAACCCGTTTTAAACTCATTTTTTATTTTCCTTTCAATTTACTTTTTAACGCAAAAGCCCCCGTTTTGCTTTGAATTTGCTTTCCAAGAGAATTGCAAAAATTAGTGCAATGAAACGCTTTGACCCTTTAGAAAAAACCCGTCAGGGTTTAAGTTTCTAAAGTGGGCAACTCTTGCCGAATAAGCAAAGACTTTAAATTTCCACATAACAAAGCCTTTCATAACGAAGCAATTTAGCCCTCAAAATCCTTTCTCTCAACAAGCCAATTAAAAAGCTCAAAGCACACAAAAGCCCCTAAGCTATAGCCAAGTGCAAAAAAGAAAGCGATTTTTAAGCACTCTAGCACCTCATTGAAACCAAAAGGAGTAAGCATTTTTAAAACTCCACAGCGATTTTTTCCAAAGCCGCCGCACTCTTTGCCTTTTCGACCTTGTCTTTTAATTCCCTTGCCTTAATCATAAAAGTATTAACAGCATTAGCCATAATTCCGCCCAAAGCGATTAAATCCTCCAAAGTAAAGCTAACAGCCTCATTATCCTTAGCGATCCATTTAAAACCCTCAGGCATTTGCCTAGTCGCACTAAAAAGTGAGATAGTCGAAGTAAGCAAATTTCTATCCTTTTCCCCACTTTGAAAGACCTTGCCTTTATACTCCACCCCGCCGTTAATTGCCTCATCTCTTTTTTGTGTGATTTCTCTTTTTTTTAGCTCTTTTTTCACCTCTAAAGCCTCACTTGCTTCGGCATTTTCAAGCCACCCATTCAAATAAGGATGCGTTAGCGCCCACTCCAAATTCGCCTTAATCCTCTCTACACTCAAATCCGCCGCCGCCTCACTTATATCGTAAGCTAAATTATTTTCTATCATTTTAAACCTTTCTTACCTTAAATTCACTTTCCTAGCTTATTTTAAACCTTGCGTAACGAAGCAATTTAGCCCTTTAGAAAAGAAAGGCGTAAGCCTTTCAAGTTTCTAAAGTGGATAACTCTTGTTGAGTAAGCAAGAGTTTAAAATAAGCACCTAAATAAAGCGTTTTGATTTTCGCCTTAATCCACTTTCCAAATTTCACCTTACAAACTCTTTTTAAGTCCTATTTCCATAAAAGCACCACGACCCGTGCGCACTCCAGGTATTTACAGCGACATTTGCATCATTTCCAACCCCTCTACTATAGCCCGCTCCTGCCACAGTGGCTAAACCACCACGGACGATGGCTAGTTTTTGATTATTGCCCGTTGTGCCGCCAGTAAAATTACAAGATCCGTTGCTAATAAGCCTTGAGGCAGCCACTAAGAGATGATTATGGGCTGAACGCCCGCTTATGGTGATGCTATGTATATAAGCACTTGAAGCGGTGTTGATAAGCACGCCGTTGTGTCCGCTATTTCCGCTTATGGTGATGCTATGTATATGAGCACTTGAAGCGGCGTTGATAAGCACGCCGTTGTGTCCGCTATTTCCGCTTATGGTGATGCTATGTATATAAGCACTTGAAGCGGTGTTGATAGCCACGCCGTTATGTCCGCTGTTGCCGCTTATGGTGATGCTATGTATATAAGCACTTGAAGCGGCGTTGATAAGCACGCCGTTGTAATTATTATTCCCTCCGCTTAGGATGAGATACTCCACATAAGCCCTTGAGTTTTGACAGACACAAAAGCCCTCATTTGTCGCATTACTTTTAATAATCTCAATTTTATGTGCTAGAAGCTGCGACCCATCATCGGTAAAGATAGTATACTCCCCCGCCTGTCCGCAGTTGCTAGTCGTTAATAAGCTATCATCAAGTTTTAAATGCTCTATGAAAACACCGCTACCAAAGCGACTATAAATGTAATTATTAAACCAGCAATTATTTTCCGTTAATTCCTTTGCCTTTGCCTTTAAGTGCAGTTTTTTAATGCTTATTTTACTATTGTCTAAATAAAGCTTTACGAGTAAGCCATTATCATGATGCATATTTTGCCTACTAAAATCACACATGATAGGAACATCGAAATTCTTTTGGGTTAAAATGATATGGCTTAAGTCCATGTGATAAAGCCCTATTGCCTCGACCCATTCCCAGCCCTCTTGGATTTCTATCACAACCCTATTTTTCTGCCTCGTAACGCTCCTAGGGATTGAAGGGGAATATTTTAAAGCTAAATTTAACGCCTCTTTTAAGCTTGAGATTTCCCCCGCGTTATTTCCTACTTTGATTAAGATTTGATTTTCATCTGTGATAAAACGGCTTTTTAGTTCCTCCATTTTACTCTCAAGTGCCGTGATTTTTTCGCCTTGCGCCGCCTTACTTGCATTTATGGCTTCTAAAGCCTGTGTTTTTTTATCCTCAAGCTCATTTTTGCACGCTTCATTTGCCGCGTTTATCTTAGTTAAAGCCCCGTCATACTTGCTTCTTAAATCCTGTAAAGCCCCGCTTGCTTGCCTTAAATCCGCCTCGATTTGTGTTAAATTTTCACTCATTTTATTTGCTCCTTTTTTTTCAAAATCTTAGAAAAAAGCTAAAAGCAAAAAAAGGCTTAAGAAAGTGCAGTTTTTAAGCTAGTTTTAGTTATTTTTGCTATCATTACATTGTTAAGTTGAAACTCTGGAGGCTTATGCTAAAGGAGGTAAGATGACTGAAATTATCGCTTTTATGATAGTCTTAGTTGTCCTTGTTTTAGCCCTTAAAAGCTAAAGCAAGAACTAAAAAATAATTTCAAAAAAATTATACTTCACTCTGCTTAGTTTAAACTTAACTTTATCTTTTTAAGCCTCTTTAGTAGAGTGGAGAGGCTGTTGCTCTAAACTCACCACGCCTTTTTCCATTAAAACCCGCTCAATGTCAAAGATGTGCGTATAAATCGCGCTAAAATGACGCTTTGCTAAGCTCTCAAGCTCTAGTTTAACCTCCTCTTTTTTGCTTAAAAGCTCCTTTTTTTCTAGGGCAATTTCAGTCCTAAGGGCTGTTAAATCCGCATTTGCATCGTTAATGATTTTTTCAAGCCGCGCTTTATCCTGTGCGAATTCCTCTTTAAAATCCTCAATGTGTTTATAAACTTCGCTTTTTTGTGCGTTAAAAGCTTCATTAAACTCCGCCATTTCCTCCTTAAAAAGCTCTAGTTTGATTCTAAAATTCTCTATCTCACTAAAATAAACTTCCATTTCGTGCGCTAAATGCTCGCATTTTTCCAAAGCCTCTAAAACCGCACTTTCCTTAAGGCTCATATTTTCTAAAAGCCCTCTTGCCTCCTCGCTAAATTTTAAAATGTCCTGTCCTAATTTCACGCTTAAGGCTTCTATTTTTAAGTATTCCTCCCTCACCTGTGAAGCGATTTTTGCGCACTCTTTTAAAGAAGTGTCATATTTATTTTCTATCTTTAAAAAGCTATCATACAAATGCGCCAAAACCGCAAGGCTCATCTTAACCTGCTCGACCCACTTAGCATTATCCTTTAAAAGCTCTTTAAGCTCGTTATAAAAGTCCTCTTTAGAGGGGATTAATCCGCCCTTTACTTCCTCTTGCATAAAAACCCCTTTTTTTGTGTGATTTTAAGCCTAAATTTTCTTATAAAAAAGGCTTAATAATTAAAATAAGTTTGAAAGCTTCTTGCCTCTTTTGTGCCTGAGATTAAAGCCCTTAGCCTATCCGTTTCTTTTTTATAAAGATTTTCATAAAAGCCCACTCTTTGCAAATTGCTTTCATTGCTTTCTATTTGAAAAATGCTAATTAAAACGCTAAAGATTAAAGCATTTTCCAAAAAGTCCCCACTACTTAAAACGCTATCAATTTCAAGTTTTACGCTTTCATTGACAAAGACCTCTAAAATCCCATTCGCCGCCGTGCTTGGTAAAATAATGAGACTTTGAAAATCGCTAAAGCTTGAAATTTGCAAAGTCTTAGTTTTTTCATCATAGGCTTTAAAGGCTAAGCTTACTCCATTTAAATACGCCTTTTCAAAAGAAAGGAACATTTTATGCGTTTGCAAGACATTATCCACTGGGCTCACTTGCTTCGTATATTTTTTAATGTTTAGCTTAAATTGATAATTTAAGTCCAAATAAGCCGAATTGAGTGCGTCTAAAAGCTCACTATCTCTAAAGCGAAATTCCCCCTCGCTTTCATCTCTTAGCCTTGTTCTTATCTTTGTGATTAAATCTTTTATCGTTATCATTTTTTATACCTTTTAATTTACTTTTTAACGCAAAATTGCGATTTTTGCTAAAAGTAACAAAAGCTAAAGCCCACGCCGTCCCTTTTTGCTAACGCAAAAAGCCCTGTTAAGCCTTGAATTTGCCTTGCCTAAAGGCTTCCCCACCCTTTTTTCACAAGTGAAAAAAGCCCCGTTTTGCCTTTAAATTCACTTTCTAAAGAAAATCAAAGCCTTTCATAACGAAACAATTTAGCCCAAGTGAAAAAAACCCGTCAGGGTTTTAAGCTTCACTTGTGGATAACTCTTGTTGAGTGTGAAAGCGTTTTGATTTTCACCCTAAAGACTTTTTGAATTCTCGCCTAAACTCACTTCTTAAGCCTTAAAAGTCCGTCATTTTGCTCTTTTTGCTTTGCAAAATCCTCATAAACGCTTTTTTCATAAGCGTTAAAATCAAAAGCCCCGCTATTTTTTTCTAAATATTCTTGTTTTTTCTTTTGCTCTAAATATTCTTTCATAAAGCTTGAATTTGCATCTAAGCGGTATCCCAAAGCCTCAAGCCCCGCCTTTTCTTGCTCGAAATAATCCATAATGTTTTTACGCGTTTGTGCGATTCTACTCACCCTTTCTTTTGTGCTAGCAAAATCCCGTCCTAATAGTCTTTGCTGCTCGTCCGCACTTTTATTAGAATTATTCCCACCGCGTGAGGTTACTTGTCCGCTCATATTTGCAAAATTTGCCAAAGCATTATCAAGCTTAGCATTTTCCTCGCCTATGCCCCAAATGCCGCCCGTGAGATTATTTAGCTTCTTATTTGCTCCGTATCTAAGCCCCGCCTCCTCGACACTTTTTAAAGCCTCATCACTCGCCTTTAAAGCCTTGTTGATTCTTGCTAATTGCTTAATGGGCTCATTAATACTTCTGCTTTTAAAATTAATATCTTGCTTCGCCTTTAAATTTAGCCCCTCATCGCCATAATATTTTTTCATCAAATACTGCTCATAAGCATTATTAAAAGGGCTTTTTGCCTCGTTTTGTAAAAGCTGATTTTGTAAAGCCTCATTTTGCGTTTTTAAGGCTTTTAGCTCCTCGTTTTCTTGCTTATTTTCCTCTTGCACTGGGATTAAAAACTCGTCCATTACACTGCCTTAAATTTGTTTTCTTTCGCGTTTTCTTCATTTAAGCTTTCTAAGAATTCTTTACGCTTTTCTATGAGTTTATAATCATTAATGAAAACCATATTTTCGCTAATGATTTTAAGCTCATTTTGTAAGCTCAGTGAAGCGATAATCATATCTTGTAAAACCATCATTTTTTTAAGCTCTTTATGATTTAAGGCTCTTTCTAAGGCTTGTTTGTTGATACTTTCTAGCACTTTTGCTAATTCATATTTGATTTTACCCTCTAAAACGCTATGATTTAAAATATCACTGACTAAATTTTCTAAAAAGTCCTCATCTTTTAAAAGCTCTTTTGCACTTTCTTGTGAGATAAAAGGGGCGTTTTCTTTTAAAGCCTTGTTTGAAAGCCTTGTGATTTCCGCTCTTAAAAGCTCTTTTGTAAGGCGCTCTAATTCTAAGCCCTCAAGCCTTTGATTTAAAGCAATATTTGCATTTTGTGTCGTATTTTCTACTCTTTCTTTTAAAATGTTAATCGCATTTTCTAAGCTTTCATTTTCATTTAAAAGCCTTTGTAATTCCTTGCTAAATTCTTGTTTAGTGATGTTGATAAATTCATTTTTATTTGCCACAAAAAGGGCGTTAAAATCGATTTGTAAAGCTAAAGATTGGATTAAATCCTCTTTATTTTTCGCGTAAGATTTTTGTAATTCGTTATGATTGTAATAAGTGATGTGCTCTTTTAATTCCCCTGTTTTTGTTTCACTAACGCTATTAATTAGCTCTCTTAACTCCGCACTTAAAAGGGCAAATTTCGCATTTAAAAGGCTATCGATATTTTCCGCCCTTAATAAGTCCTTTGCCTCATTTAAAAGCTTGTTTGCCTCGCTTATTTTCTCTGCATAATTTCCATTGATATAATTTTCGTAGTTCATCTATTTTATCCTACTTTCTATTTTTATGTTCTTTTCACCGCGAAGCAAAGCTCCGCTAAAAGAACCAAAACCTAAAGCCCACGCCGTCCCAAAGGCTTACGCCTTTGCCCTGTTAAGCTTTGAATTTGCTATACCTAAAGGCTTCCCCGCCCTTTTTTCACAAGTGAAAAAAGCCCCGTTTTGCCCTTTTAACTTGCTTTCCAAGAGAATTGCAAAAATTAGTGCAATGAAACGCTTTGACCCTTTAGAAAAGAAACGCCTTAGCGTTTCAAGTTTCTAAAGTGCTTAACTCTTGCCGAATTAGCAAAGACTTTAAATTTCCACATAACAAAGCCTTAAATTCTCACCTAAACCCCTCAAAGCTCTGCTAAAATCTCACTAGGGTTATAAAAATGCGCCTTAACTTTCACAAGCCCACTATCAATCGCAGCGCTAGGTTTTAACACTAAAACATCGTTAAAATCTATAGTTGTATGAACACTACTTGTTAAAAACTTCTTATCATTTGCATTTTTTGCAATTTGAGCGTTTTCAAAGAATTTAAGCCCATTTTTTTGCAAAGAAAGCGTTAAGGTCTGTGTAATGGTATCAGTCTTAAGCTCTAAAACCTCTATTTTCACGCTTAACACACTTGCACCCTTTGGTAGCATAATCACTTCTAAACCCTTAGTTACATCTAAGGTCGCTAAATCAACCACCACTTCACTTAAATAAGCGATATTTTTGACTCTTTGTTGCATGAATATTCCTTTTTTTACCTATTTTCATCAGGCGAAGTAAATTCGCCTTAAATTCACTTTCCTAGCTTATTTTAAACCTTGTGTAACGAAGCAATTTAGCCCAAGTGAAAAAAGGCGTTAGCCTTTAAGCTTCACTTGTGGATAACTCTTGCCCTGTAAGCAAGGGTTTAAAATAAGCACCTAAATAAAGCCTTTAAAACTTTAAATTTGTGCTTTTAAAATGCTTCGGCTTACTCCTTACTTGAGATAATGCCTATGGTAGAAAAATCCGTATTTGCATAAGGACTTAAACGCCCACTCGCATTTTCAAATTTCGCCTTAGCAATCGCCATAAGCCTATCCACACCGCAGACCACTTTACGCCCTGCGTCTTGACTCTCATCGATATAAAAGCTAGGCGTATCACTTCCTACCATAACTAAAGCCGAAGCCCCGATTAAAAAGCCGATTGATACCGCTTGTCCGTTCGCATATTTTGAGGGAGGCGTTAAATTGCCGCCTACATTTTGCTCGTTAATATTGCTGATGAAATCACTATCGCTAATTTCACTATTAAGCAAGCCCACTTGCATCTTAGTCCATACGCCCATATCAATGACAGGACACTCATCGACTAAGCCCACTAAGCCCGTGAAAAGGTTATTTTTCTCACCTCTCACGCCTACTTTTTGCATCGCTATCCATTCAGGGTCGTTTTTAAGCTGATTTGCTTGGTAAGTATCAAGCAAGATAAGATAAGAATAATTTGTTACCTCAATGCCTCCTACTGAGTGCATATTACTTCTTATGGGCTTAATAGGGAACGCTTCTTTGTTTTTATAATTGATCCCACTTCTTGCCATAAAAATCGCACGGCGTAAGGCTTTGACATTACACACATCACCCTTAACCGTTTTTTTACTTGCCTCAATCACGCTTGTTTCATTTGTAGTATCTTTATACCCTTTGCCTCCGTTTTTATCACAGACGACAACATTACTTAAATCATTCGTTAAAGCCGTGATGAAAGCCCTGTCTCTTTTATCTTGTATCCAATCAGTGAGGCTTTCAGTCGCTTCTTTAATGAAGTCGATTTGCTCGATTTGCGTGTATTGCTTGACGGGGCTTTTAATGGAATTTCCTATGATTAAAGGATAGACCGTTTGACTTAAGATTTCTAAATTATCGAAATTTGTTTCAAAGTCCGCGTTTCCTCTCACCCCATCGCCTGTTAATTGTGCTTTGAGTCTTGGACGATAAGGATTAGAATCCTTAACATTATAGGTTCTTACCCCTCTATCTTGCCCCCGCCCCATAAAAGGCGCAAAGGGGCTTTTTTGCCAACTTGCATTTTCGATTGTTCTAGCGATTTCAATCGCGACATTTGGATTTTCTCTCCACGCTGCTAAATTGATTTTGTTTAAACTATCTAACATTTTGTGATTTTCCTTTTTTATTTACTTTTTAGCGGCGAAATGCGATTTCGCCTAAAAGTAACAAAAGCTAAAGCCCAGTCCGTCCCTTTGCTTCGCAAAGCCGTGTTGAGCTTTGAATTTGTTACACCTCAAAACCTAAAGCCCAAGCCGTCCCAAAGGCTTACGCCTTTGCCGTGTTAAGCTTTGAATTTGCTTTCCAAGAGAATTACAAAAATTAGTGCAATGAAACGCTTTGACCCTTTAGAAAAAACCCGTCAGGGTTTAAGTTTCTAAAGTGGGCAACCGCGTTGAATAAGGAGTTTTTGAATTCTCGCCTAAACTCACCCTTGCGTAAGGGTTTAAAATAAGCACCTAAATTAACCCTTTTGAATTCTCACCCAAGCCGACTAAAACCTCTGCGTTACAAGACTATCCCCCCCCACTTTCCACACTGGCACTACTTGCATTAAGCCTTTGTGGGAGTTCCTCGCTTTGCTCCTCTTTAGCTCCCTGTGTGTAAAGTTTATAAAGCTCCTCAAAAAAGGCGCTAGGCTCTAAGCTTTCTAAATTCGCCTTAGCTCTAGGGCTTAAATCCTTTTGAAAAAAGTCCAAAAGCGTATCAGAGCTTACACCTAAATTTTTTTCATCAAATGCATCAGCGGCGGCTTGGATAGTATCAAAAGCCTTTTTTTGCCCTATTTGACCCCTTAGCTCGTTTGCCTCATCGACCTTATTTTGCAAGGATTTTAAAAACTCGTTTTGTAAATGCAAAATCTGCTTAATAAACTCCTCCTTGTCCTCAAAAAATGCCTCCTCTAAACCCTCATCGCTATTTATTTTTTGCGCGGCAAAACTTGCAAAGTCATTTTCTAAACTCGCCTCTGCTTGAGAAATTTCATTTTCTAAAACCGCTAAGCGTGCCTCATCATCATTTAAGGGGGCTTGTGCTGCTTCGTCCATGCTTACTCCTTTATAAATTTGTGAAAAGATAGCCTTAAGCGTTTTTAAAAAAAAGGCTTAAACCTCACTCACCACTCTAAGCTTTAAACTCGTGCTTAAAAGGGCGTTTTTATGATTTCTTGCTTTAAAGCTTAGCTCATACTCCCCCGCCCTCTCAGCGATGAAAAATAAACAAGCCCCCTCATACCTCCGCCCATTAAGCTCAAAATAATGCTCCTTATTAGGATACATGGTATAAGCGTTGATTTCAACCGCTTCATTAACCTTAAGCTTCACCCTAGGACAGATGATGCCAAGCTCCTTAACGCCTCTGCCATCATCAAAGCCCTCATTTGCTAGTTCTTTAATCTTGTCTAAAAGCGGCTTATAATCCGCACTCATATCTTTATTTGAAATTTGATTGATAAGCTCCATAACCTGCTTTGTGTAAGAAGCCACCATTTTTTCATTACTTGCATTGCCGACTACATTTAAAAAGCTCACTACTGCATTTGCCTTATTAATGGCTGCATTATCTCCAACGCTTAGTAACATAGCGTGCGCTTGAACGAGGCTTTTAAGCTTTTCTATTTGTAAGGCTTCATTTTGCGTTTTGCTTTGTAAGATGAGATTTTTAATCTCAGCTTCGGCTTTTTCATAATTATAAGCGTTTTCCTTTTCTTTAAAGTCAATTTCCACAAGCTTTAAGGCTAACTCACTTGCAAAAGAGACTAATTTATCATCGGTTAAGCGGCTTTTATGCTTTTTTTCTAAATGCGTGTAAGCCTCGTCAAAATGATCCCAAAAATTAAAGCGTTTTGTCATATATTTCCTTTTTGTCCTACTTTCACCGGGCGAACAAGTCCGCCCTAAAGTAGCAAACCTAAAGCCCAGTCCGTCCCTTTGCTTCGCAAAGCCCTGTTGAGCTTTAAATTCACTTTCTAAGCTTATTTTAAATCTTGCGTAACGAAACAATTTAGCCCAAGCGAAAAAACGCTTTTAAGCGTTTAAGCTTCGCTTGTGGATAACTCTTGTTGAGTAAGCAAGAGTTTAAAATAAGCCATAAACAATTTTTGAATTCTCACCTAAATAAAAGCCGTTTTGATTTTCACCCTAAACACTCTTAAGATTTAAAATAAGCACCTAAACCCTGCTTGTATCCAAAAGCCCCGCCCCGCTCATCACCATATCAGTGGCTTCATCTCTTTCCTTTTCTCTTTTATCGTATCTTGCGTTTTCTATGGCTTGTTGTTTTTCTGCATTTGCTAAGGCTTTTTTTTGCATTTTTAAGGCTTTGTTGCTTTGAAAAATCCCATAAATATTTGTCCCTATACTTGCGAACGCTCCGACTCCTTGCATGCCTTTTCCAAAATTTGCAAAATTATCGCTCCCTAAATAATTGCTAAATTTAGTCCATAAACCACTTTCATTTGCCGCTTTTTCTGCATTATTTACAGGTGGCATTAAGTCCATATTGATATCCTTTTAAAACACTTTTTAAGCTAACTTTAGCCCTACAAAGGCTTTAAAAAAAGGCTTAAGGCTTTTATTTTCTTTCGTTAAAATTTCGCATTTAAGGAGAGAAATGAAAATAGGCAGTTTATTTGCAGGGATTGGCGGAATTGAGCTTGATAGTAAAGCCTGTATCACTTATAAGGCAAATCACAAGCATAAAATTATTAATAACGACCTAGCAAAAGTGGATTTAAAAAACTTAAGCAAAATTGACATTTTAACAGCGGGCTTTCCGTGTCAAGCCTTTAGTGTGGCGGGGTATAGAAAGGGCTTTAAAGATGAGGGGGGGGGGGGAATGTCTTTTTTGAAATTTTAAGGTATTTAGAGCATTTTAAGCCTAGCATTATCTTTTTAGAAAATGTCAAAAATCTTTTTAAACACGATAAGGGTAGAACCTTTGAAATCATTAAAAAAGAATTACAAAAGCTTGGTTATTTTTTAAAATATGAAATTTTAAACACTAGCGAATATGGCAATATCCCTCAAAATAGAGAAAGAATTTACATTATAGGTTTTTTAGATTTTCACACTTATGAAAGCTTTCACTTCCCCGCTAAAATTAAACTTACGCAAAAAATTCAGCATTTATTGGAAAAAGGCGTTGATAAAAGCTTTTATTACACTTCACATAAATATTACCCAGCTTAAAAAAGATATGCAAAGTAAAGAAACCTTATATCAATGGCGTAGGCATTATGTAAGAGAAAATAAAAATAATTTATGCCCCACTTTAACAGCAAATATGGGAACAGGTGGGCATAATGTGCCCTTAGTGCTAGATGATGATATAAGAAAACTTACCCCTAGAGAGTGTGCGAGATTTCAAGGCTTTGATGATAGCTTTATTTTACCCTCACAGCTTTCAAATGCCACGCTTTATAAACAAATAGGCAATAGTGTTTCTGTGAGCGTGATAGCAAATATAGCAAAAGAGCTAAAAAAGGCTTTAAAAAATGACCTTAGAGCAGTTTGTTAAAGAAAACATCACAGCCTTTAACGCAAAGCCCATGGGCTTTAAAACCGTCCTTTTTAATGAAATACAAATCAAAGATTATTTAAAAAAGCGTTTTAAAGAAAAATGCGAAAATGAGACTTTTAAAGAAAAAATTTTAAAGGATTTTGCAAATTTATCTTACCAAAAAAGCAAGATTATAGACCTTGCAAATAAACAAATTTTATATAAAAACGACCTTTTGCATTTTTTAGAAAGGCAAATTTTTTAGATATTTTTAAGGGCTTAGATTTAGAGCAGTTAAAAGATAAAAGCCTAGCCTACATCAAACAAAACACCGATGAGTTACAATTTAAATTCATACAAAACAAACTTAGTAAAATTTTAGAAAAAGCCTTATTTCTTGCTTCTATGGACGGCTTTAAGGCAAATTTGCTTCAAATTAATTCAAGCATTATGCTTTCTAATGCTGGAGATAGTGCCGAGTTTTTATTTGTAGCGAGGGCTATTTTAGCAGGATTTAACGCCTCAAGCGTTGATGTTAGAAGTAGCCGTTATGATGCAATAGTCGATTATAACGGCACTCTTTTACGCATACAAATTAAGGGCATTACAGGAGGGCTTATAAGCTTTAAAGATAGGGATAGAGGCGGGCAGGGTATAGACTATAAGCACCAAAGCAATCAAGGCAAAAGAATTACTAGCAAAGACTGTGATATTTATGTAGCAGTGGATAAACAAGTGGGCATTTGTTATCTTATCCCTATGAGTTTTGCAGATAGTTTTGATGATGAGAAATGTGCGAAAGTAAAATTAGAGCAAATCAAAAAATATAAAGAAAACTGGGACATTATCAAGCAAATCGCCTCTAAAAAACTCCCTTAACTTTTCTTAGTTTAAACTTTTAAGCCTTTTTTACAAAAGAGCTTTTTACTATTTTTACTTAATTTATTATGAAAGGATAAAAATGTCAGTTAAAAAAGAAGCTCCAAAAAAAGAAGCCCTAGAAAGCGAAGCCCTAGAAAGCGAAGTGAAGCAGGGCAAGAAAAACAAAGAAATTTATGTGGATTTAGCTAAATTTTTATATATAGGCGATGAGCCTTACCATCATAAAGATGAAAAAGGTAAAAATTATATTTTTGCTAAAAACGATGTGATTATCTTAAATGAGGGCGAGAGTGCGCGTTATTTTGATTATAAAAACACCCTTTTTAAAAGGCTAAGCAATGGCGAATAACGATTTAAGAGCGGGGAGTGGTCCCGCAAATTCAGCCATAGGAGCGGCTGAGGCTTATCATAATGGTGTGTTAAAACAACAAGCTTTAATGAATTCTATGTTTGATAAATTTGCCTCCTTTGTCAAAGAGCAAAGAAATGAAAAAAGAGAGGATAAGGCAGATTTACAAAAAGAGCAAATCCACTCTTTACAAAAAGAGAGTATGCAAAAGCAAAACGAGCTTTTAGGTAAGAATTTAGCGCATTTTGAAAAGGATAAAGCAGAGGAGAGAGCAAGAAATAAAGCCCAAAACGCCGCCGCTTATGCTAGTGCAGGAGTGCATAACGAGCAGCAAAAGGCTTTAAAAATGCAAAGAAAAGAAAAGGAGGATTTTGACAAATTAAGCAAAAGGCTAAACCCTCTTAATTATCAACAAAGCGGTAATATAGACGATACCGACATACAAAACGCCCTAAGCTTTAGCGAAAACGCCCTTTTGCCTCAAAGGCGTTAAATGATAGATTTAAAACTCAAAGCAAAAATCAGGCTTCATTATGAAAGCAATTTTGACAATGCTAAAGAAGTCAGCCGCGCCTTTGAGATCAATTACCGCACCTTAATGAAGTGGATAGAAAAAGAAAAATGGCAAAAGGGCGTTTTAGTTAAGGGCGTGTTAAAAGAAAGCACGAAAAACGAGCTTTTAAAAAAGGAATTTGGCACAAGATTAGATATGCAAAGCCAAAAAATTAAGGATAGCGTTAAAAGTAAGATTGAGAATTTAAAAGATTATGAAAGCCTTAGTTTAGAGGAGTTTAATTTAGAATTAGAAAAGATTAGCGACAAAGTCCTCACGGCGGCTTTGAGCGCTGAGTTTATCCATAAAAATATGATAGAGAGTTTTTTATATGCTAAGCACGAGCTTAAAAGAATGAGTTTGTTAAGAAAAGATTATAAAGCAGACCCGGGCTTAATCGTGATGAGTGAAAAGCTTATCAATATGCTTTCAAGCATACAAAAAAGTCTTTATTCTAAAGATTTATTAGAACACGCCCTTAACGCAAAGGATGCGAACATCGACCTTAAAAAACTAAGCGAAAACGAGCTAAAAGCCCTAGCGGGGGAGATTATAGATATTAACTAGCACAAAAGAACCGCCCTTTCTCTTATGCTTTTATATTATGTTTAAGTGTAAGCTAAGGCGGTTTAACTTATAATTTTTGTGTTTATGAGTTTTTAGTCGAGGATTTTTAAAATTTCCTTGACTAGCTGCAAGATGAGAATTAAAATGTTAATAATCTTAACCCACACTTTAAAGCCTCCTTTCCACATAAAAGAAAGTTAGCAAACTTAAACTTTATAATTTTATCCTAAAATCTTAAATATTCCACCCGCTTTGATACACGCTTCTACCACTCTTTTGTAAAGGCATTTTTAAAGGCGCAGGAGGCAAAGTATCCTTATGTGCGATGCAAGAAGCTAACGCGTCTATGCAGTCATCTTTTCTAAAAGGCTTTTCAGGGTTAAAGCTTAAGAGTTCTTTTTTGATTTGATTAAGCCCAAAGGCTTGATTTAAAAAGACCAAAGCCCCGCTATTATAATACGCCCTCATCGCCTTGATTTTCTCTACTTTTGAAATTTTCCTATTTGCGGGATACACCTCTATGATATTATTAATTAAGGGCTTATTTTGCCTTTTAAGATTTTCATTAACCCTTACAATTTCCCGTTGTAAAAGCCTATGCAGTATTAGCCCTCCGCCCTCGCTTTCCATATAAACCCTAGCATTAGGATAATTGATTAAGGTTTCTATGATATGCTCGCAAGTTTGCATCTCATCCCATACCCCATAAAAGCAGTTTTTTAACACATATCTTACGCTATTTTCGCCGTGATTTTCCACTCCCACCACGACTAAAGCCCTATTATCCGCCCTTGCATTAATAGCAAATGCCCCGTCAAAAAAAATATATTCTTTTTGCTCTTTCATCTCAAAACTAGGGATAGTTTTAAAATTCTCAAGTAAGAAAAATCCGCTTTCACTCGCTTGAGGCTCTTGTTGATACTGGGTAAAAAACTCATCATCACCCATTTGTGCCTTTAAAGCTTTTAGCCCCTCTAAATCGTGTTTTTTCATAAATAAAGCTTCATTTGCCTCTCTTTCATAGCTAAATTTGCCGATGTTATAAAGGGTTTTTTCCTTATTTAAAGCCTCCATTTTAAGCACTTTCCACTCTTTGATAATCTCAGGACTAAAATACCTTTCATTGAGCAAAAAGCCACATAAATCATCCTCACCTAGCCTTTGCATTAAAATCGTAATGTTAGAATCCTTATCCTGTAATCTTGTCAAAATACTATCTTTAAAAGCTTGATTGACAAATTCCCTTTCTTTTTTGCTTTTCATATTTTCCACTTTTATCGGGTCATCGATTAAAATGCTATCCGCGTGAAAGCCTGTAATCGCCCCCTTTAAAGTCGTTACAAAAAGCCCTCCGCCCTGTTTTAGGATAAACTCGCTTGAATTTGCTTGTATAAATAAAGGCGTGCTAAATATACTTCTATAAAACTGTGAGTGCATCAGCTCTCTAATTTGCTTATTAATTTTTCTACCTAAATCATCACTGTAAGAAATGTAGATAAATTTACGGTAAGGATTATTCCCTAAAGCCCAAGGTATGAAAGTCCTAGCTATGGTTTCGGTTTTACCATAAGAGGGCGGCATATTTAGCATTACCCTTTTAAGAGGGGGGTTTGAAAATTCTTTCATCGTGCTTTGTAAAACTTGACATAAATAATCAAAATGCCAATTATCTAAAAAAGGCATTTGATTAAAACGCACCCATTTTAGCTTTAAAAAGGTCTTTAAATCCCTTCTTGCCAATTCCCTAAGCGCTAGTTCTCTTAAGGCTTCGTTTTGTTTATCGCTCATTATTTTTTTGCCTTTAAATTGATTCTTTTATCTTGCAAAAAGAGAAAAGAAAGCTTATTAAAAAATATGTATTTCAATAATCTTTATTTTATCTTTAAAATTTTTATAAACAATAGACATTTTGCCCATTTTTAAAAGGTAGGTATCCGCATTTAAATACTGCTTAATTTTAAGTCTTAAATCCCCTTCAAAATCATAAAGCCTAAATAAATCCTCTGCATTTTTAATCTGCATAAAATCCCTTAGCCTTTAACACAGCTTTTGCCCATTTTATATCCTCCTCATTTGCGCTTTCAATATCGTTCCAAAAAACAGCCTCAATAGGCATAATTTCCCCGATATTCACACTATCCCATAGCTTATCGTGCGTTTGTTTTGATAAATCAACCGCCCTTTCGTCCTTTAGCCTTGCCATAACTTCGTCTATGATTTGAATTTCTTTTGCTTTAAAATCGCTCATATCAGGTTCTATAAGGCTATGAAAGCAAATTTGCTTTTTATCATCATTGCCATAAGCATTTGATTGATAAATATGTATAACTCCCTTTATTTCAAGCTCTTTTAATATTTTTTCGTATTTTTTCGGTAAGGGACCATATTGCATTTTAATATATTCTAAGCCTGTTAAAGCTTCACTATATTTATACATAAAAGCCCTATCACTAAACCACAAAATTTTAGCAAGTTTCAATTTCCCTAATTTTAAAGGCTCGTCCCTAAAAGAATAAATGATGTAATTCATAATTTTTTCAAGCTTAGTCATCTTAAAACTCCTATATTTTATTATATTTTTTTTATACTTAAATTTCTATCTGCATACTTTGTTTTATTCTAGTATTTAAACTCCTTTGCTTGTTTAAAATATAATTAAGATACTATTTACTATAATCTTTTTTGGAGGCTGAAGCTTTATCATCGCCTGCCCGCTGGCTAAGTGCTTCTATAATGTCAGCACCTTTTTTTATTTGCTCCGCATTTGAAATTTGCCTACTTAGATATTTAATATCCCTTGTTTTTAAATGTGTAATAAATATTTTGTCTTTATCTTGCGTAATTAAAAGATAAAAATAAGGCTCATTGACACCGCCTTTATATCTTTTTAGATATTTATCGCGCCCCTCCTTGATAAAATGAATTTGCGGATTTTCTAAAGTATCATTTAAAAGAGTATAAAGCTCCTTTCTATCATCAGCCCTAGTGTTTAAATGAACTTTTAAATTTCTTGCATTTGCAAAACGATTAATTAAAAGCTTTATTTCCTCATCGCTTAAATTAAAGGGCTTATCATTTAAGGGCAGATTTTGCAAATTTTGCCTAATAGTATTTTGCAAATTCTCCTTTTGCTCTTTTTCAAGCTCTTTTAGCATTACCTTAGCTTGAATTTTCCTACCTCTTTCATTTTGCACGATATAACGCGGCTCTAGTAAGCTTAAAAGCGGATATTTTGCCTTTGCTTTATCAAAGCCTTGTGCTAGAGTATCGGCTAGTTCTGTGATGATTTTTTCTTTTAAAGCAGGGTTTTTTTCTAAGTGTTTAAAGCCCACCCCCACCGCTTTGCTTCCTAAGCTTCCGCCTAAAAAGCCCATTGCAAATTTTGCAGGGTCAAAGCCTGTGATGTTTCCATCCTCGTCCGTTTCAAGCCCATTTAGCACTCCGCCCACTAACCCCGCTCCTAAGTGCGGGTTAGATTGAGGGATATTTTCATTTTTTTGTGCTATAATGCTTTTATGTGTTTCATTGGGCGTTACAGGCTCTGCATATCCTGTATTTTTAGACATTGTTATACTACCTTGAGGCTCGGGTGCAGAGGGCTTTAACTCAAGGGCTTCTAACTCTAGCGTATAAATCTTATTACCCTTGCTATTGTTATCTAAACTCTCTTTAATTGTTATAAGTGCATTATTTCCATTAAAATCTGCGGTATATCTATGTATGAAAACATTAGGATTATTGCTCTTTCTATCTGCATGTGTTTCTTTTAAAACCGCTGCTTGATATAAGCTTTCTATATCTTGCACGGCTTTAAAATGTTCTTGTGGAGTAAAGCCGTTATTAACACTTTTTTGTATAGCCTTATCACTTGTCATTTTCATAATATTTTTGCGTGAGATTGAGGCTATTTTGCCGTCATTTTGATTAGTAATATTTTTTCCTACCAATGCACTTAAAAACTCTTTTGTCTGCTCTCTTAAAATATGCACATTTGCCTCTTTATTTTCAAGCTCTTGCTTTTGTGTGAAAGGCGAGGCTTTAGCTTCTAGCAAATTTGCCACATCTTTTTCCGCCCACTCTTTTGCTAACCACTCATTTAAAGGCTTATTTCTATATTTTAAATGCTCCTCTTTTAAAATTCTAATGATATTTTCCTCTATTCGTTTCAAATCGTTTTCATCTAAGATTTTATAAAGTCCGCTTTCAAAATAAGGCTTTAAGGCTAATAAAAACTTCACATCATCACTTGCATTATAAATAAATCTGTCACTCCTATCACGCGTTTCAACGCCCTTTTTGGCTTTAAAAAAGTGCTTATCCTTAAACGCACCATTAAAAGCATTGTTAAATTCATCATAATTTACCCTATAATAATTTTCTACGGCATTCTTTAAGTCTTTTAAATAGCTTTGTTCCTTATGTTTTTTTAAAATTTGCCTTTCGTTCTCATTTAACGGGTCAGACAATCCTACAGTTTCATATGTTCTCCTTACCCATAAAGCATATAAACCATCGTCCTCACGCCATAATCGGTCAGTCCTATCCGTAACTTCCTCATATTCAGCCTTACCCCTAAAAGCATCTTTTTCCGCAATTCTTAATTTACTATTATTAAAAAATTTAAAAGGATGTTTTCCGTTATCCTTATCGAACTGCTCTTTATTGTTTTTAATATAGTCTTTAAATCTTTTTATATCTACAAAATTACGCGACCCAAAATACTCGCTCATTTGAGTGCTAAATTCGTGCGGATTATTGTAATTATCCATTATTTTATACAAAATCCCCTCTAGCTCCTCCTTAGCACTCACGCTCTTAACCTTGCCACTTAATTTTTCTTTCACATAAGAAAAGATTTTTGCCATAGCTTCTATGATTTGAGCAAAAAGGTTTTGTTCTTTTAAAAAGCTTCTAAATTGTGGATTAGCAAGTTCTGCTAAAAATTCATGTTCGTCTCTTAAGCCATATAGGGTGTTCGCACCCTTATTTAGCTCCACTTCCGCTTTAAAATTTCCCGCTTTTTTCCACGCCTTAGCCTCGTTTTTATCTAAAACTTCTTTAAAAAGTTTTTTAAGCTCCTCAATCCCCTCAATCTGCTCTTTTGATAACTTCTGCCTAAAAATCTTATCCTCATAAGCATAGATCGCCCGACTTGTTACACCGTGTATTAGCTCGTGTAACATTGTTTTCGCATTGGAACTCGTTTGAAAATCACTTCTTAGCATAATTCTATTTAAAGCATAAGTATAGCTTCCATTCATCCATTTAGCATTGGGCTGATACCAAAATCTAACATCTAAATCATTTGCCACCCTTATCACATTATTAAAAAGCTTATCGTTATACTCATCTTTATTATTAGCTTTGAAAAAGTCCCACCCCGCTTTTAAACTCTCATTAAGGCTCTTATAAAGCTTATTTTCATCAACCGCCTTTTGCGTTTGCTTAACGCTTAAGCCTTGCTCTTTTGCTTCTTTAATGATGTCTTTTGTAGTTTTCATTTCCTCATTTAAAAGGCTTTGTTCTTTAGCTTTTTTTGGTATAATGCTTTCTTGGTTAAGTGGAGTAACAGGGCTTTCCTTTGCGTTAGTTTCAGCGTTTTCACTTGTAAAAGTCTTAGACTGACTTAAATTAAGGCTTTCCAATTCTTTTTTATTATTTCTATCTCTAAACGCTGTTAAAACAAAATTATTATTTTCTTTCTTGTCTAGGATTATGGTTGTTAAATCCGTCTTAACGCCCACTCTGCCTTTTTCTAGCTCTACAATTTGCCCTTTTTCTATGTTTTCGCTTAAATGAGAGATAAATTTTAAAGCCTTTTCCTCTCCCCACTGCTTCGCTCTTTGCTCTAAAATATGCCTTAAGCCAAAACTATCATCCCCCCATACCAAATCAATATCCCCTAAGCCCTCTTTATAAAACGCCCCTGAAACTTGCCCTTGCTTCTCTGCCATAAGCTTTTGTATCGCCCCTTTGCCATCTTTATAAAACTCGGCATAATTAATCCCAAATTCTTTTAAAGGCTTTATTTCAAGGGCTTGTTCTATGCTTTGTCTTGGGCTATTTATTTTAAAGTCTTGGATTTTTGCGATACTTAAGTCTTGGATTTTGACACCTTTTTCTTTGGCTATCATTTCAGGTATAGCTTCATCTCTCAAAACCCCCTTATAAAAGAAGTCTTTTAAGTTTTGTTCGCTTATGTATTCAAGGTAGTTATCTTTTGCTAGCATTGGCTTCAAAAAAGGATATATTCTATCCTTTCTCTTGTTAAATTCCCTCTCAAAGTCTTCGTCTAAGGTTTTAGGCAACTTTTTATCAAGCAGTATTTTCATAAACTCATCATCGCTTAAATCTTCTAAATCATAAGCTTTGTATTGTATTTTGTGTAAGGTTTCGCTGACTTTGCTTGGGTGAAAGCTATATATATGAGTGTCTTTTATGTAGCTAAAATTATCTATGAGTAAATCCAAATCCTGCAAAGCCCTTTGCTTCTGTTTTGGGCTTATGCGTCCTACTTGCTCTGCTTGCTCTATGCCTTCAGTTAAGATTTGCTTGTATTTAGCTAAGTCATTAGGGCTTTGCTGCTCTAGAAACTGCCATTTCCTATCTAGTTTTTTATTAAGCTCAAACATAAAGTCGCTAAAATTTTCTAAAGTTGTTATTTTGTCTTTGTTTGTGCCTTTGGCGGTAAAAAACTCATAGATTTGCTTGGCTTGTTTGGCTTGCAAGGCTTTTTTGGCTTGCGCGCTTGGGCTTAGTTTGGTTTGGGCTAAGCTTTGAGAGGTAGAATTATCTACTTTTTGCGGGCTAGATTCTATTTGCTCTTGTAGCTCCTTATTTTTGTCTATTAACTCTTTTGTCTCTTTTACACTTTTGCCACTTGCCTTTGCTTGTTTGATTATTTCTTGTGTTGTTTGTGGTATAATGTTGTTGTCAAGTTTGATATTAGACTTAGCTATATCATCGTAAGGGTTATGAGCGTTAATCTGATTAGCCGCTTGGCTGTTATAAATCTCTTTTCCCCCTGCTGATATTTTATTGTTTAGTCCATTTTCTGCTTTTGGTGCGTTACTTCTAATAATCCATTCACCATTATCATTTCTTGCTACACTTGTGAAGTATTTTTCTTCTCCAAAATTTCTAGCAAAAATCAATGCCCCATCGTTTTGTAGAATAATTCTTTGTGGCTGTTCTAGTGTGGGTTTAATCCTATCTAAATATTTTAATCTATTCTCTTTTATAAGCTTTACTAAGCTTCCAGCATATAGCTTAATAACTTCGCCTTGCAAGATAGAATCTAAAGCTTGTTTGGCTTCAGGTGTAAAGTTAGGGATATAGGCTTCATCTAAACTCTTTAGATTAAAAGCCTCTAGCCATTGCTCTCTAGCTTCTTTGCTAAGTGTGTGTTCCTTACCTTTTGTATCGGTGAAAATAATATCCTCACTCCCCTTTGTCTCTTTTTCTTTGATTTTCGCGTCAATTTTGTCTAAATCCCTCTCTAAATGCCTCATTAAAAAGGCTTTTTCCTTGCCATTTAAAGCGCTTTGTTCTAAGAAATTTAAAAGTTCTCTTGTTTTTAGCTCTTTTTTATGTTCTAAAAGTCTTAAGGGCGTGTTTTGCTTAATATATGTTAAAAGCTTTCTTTGCTGAAATTCTAAAAACTTCATCGGCTCATTTAAGCCTATTTCCTCTATAACCTCCACTTCCAAAGGCTCATCATTTAAAGACAAAGCATTTTTTTGTGCTATACTTTGCTCATTGGTTTTAGCAATAGTAGTAGATTGATTATGCCCACTTTCTACCGATTGAGTTAAAGCCTCCGTCTCTTTGTTAAGGGCATTAGCATTTAAGGGGGCGGGTTCTAAGCTTTCAAGCTCTAAAGTGTAAATTTTATTATTTCCTTCTATTTTTTCAAGCACGGTTATTTTTGCATTTGCATTTTTATAAACGCTTTCAAATCTATACACCGCCTCTATATTTTCACGCCCCTTGCTATCCTTATGCTTTTCTCTTAAAATAGCCTTTTCAAAAAGCGTATCTAAATGCTTACTCGCCTCAAAATGCTCCTCGCGTGAAAAGCCATTGTCTAAGCTTTTTGTTATAGCCTTATCGCTTGAAATTTTATTTAGCTCTCTAATCCCTATCCTCGCTTTTATCCCCGTGCTTTCGTTGGTAATATCTTGGTTTAAAACGCCCCTTAAAGCCTCTTTTAGCTCAACCCTTTCATCTTTAACGCTTTGCTTTTTACTCTCACGCTCCCACCCTTTAAGCTCCTCTAAATTTGCATAAAGCTTAAATTTCGCCTCACTATCTTGCCCTTTTAAAATCAGCTCCTTGGCAAAGTCAAATTCATCACGCTCTTTAAGCTCTACGCCCTTACCGCCGCTAAATAAATCAGGCGTTCCCTTTTCGATTAGCTCCGCTTTTAAGCCCTTTAAAAAGTCAAATAAAGAAGCACTTGGATTTTCAAGCCTTGCAAATCTTGCAAAGCCAGCCCCCAAAGCCTTAGTGAGTAAATCGCTCACTAAATTAGGGCTTAGTTTTAGCATCGCCTCTTTATCAGCACTATCTAAAAAGGCTCTTATATCCTCATTTAGCTTAGTAAAATCCTCCACCCTTGTATAATCCGCACTTGTAGCACTGACTAAAACATCACTAAAATAATTTTGCAAATTCTGCATTTTAGGCATCTCTAAATCGTGCGTTAAATTATAAAACTCCCCTGCATTGTCAAAAAACATATTTGCCGTTTTACTCACTTGCTCTAAATTCTCTTTTTCAAGCTCATTTAAAGCCTTTAAAATGGTATTATTTCGCCCCCTTGCTAAACTTGCAAAAAGCGCCTTATTTGTATCGTTTTCCTTAGTGATAGAGCTTTCGCCTAAAGCCTTATTGACAAGATATTTTAAATTATATACATCCTCAGCTATAAAGGGGCGTTTTGTCTCTTTTAAAGCCTTGATTTTATCTTGGTATTTTGCAAAGAGTGAAACGCCTTGCTCTCCTAAATTATTTTCTAAGCCCTCATTAGAAGCCGCGCTAAATCTCTTTATTTGTGCCTCGCTTGTATCCTCACTTACGACCCTAACTAGCATTTCATTTTCTTTAAGCTCGACCCCAAAAGCCTCTTTGACTGCGTTTTGATATTTGCTTAAATTCTCGCCCCGAAGCTCTTTGAGTGCGGCGGCTCTATGATTTCCACTTAAAACCTCGCCCTCTTGCGTGATGATAGGATTTCCCTTTTTTAAATCCCCTCTAATATTTACAAGCAAATCAGGGTTAAAATCCTTTTTGATTTTTGCGATTAAATCCTCTTGCTTCTCGCTTCTAAACTGCGTTTTTGAAAGCTCAAAACTAGGCTTAATCTCATCTTTATTAACGATTTTATACTCCACTTTTAAAGGACTATCATTGTCTTTTAGATAGAGCTTTTCAGTCAAATTTAAAGATTTTTGTTTTAAAATATTTTCAGCCGTTGGGGACTTAATAAAGCGGTGTGCGGACGAAATTTCCCCAAAATCTCGTGCTTTTTCAATTCTATTTTTAAGCTCCCTTAATTTATTTGTTTTAAAAGCGGTTAAAAGCTTCTTTTCATTATCTTGTTCTGTGATAACTATGTAAAAAAAGCGTTTATTTTCATCTTGAAACGCCTTAATAAATTCTTTTGTAGGCTCATCAAATTTATTTTTAGTTTTTAAAATCAAATCCGCCTCCTCTAAAGTCGGCTTGACTAAATTTAAATAAGCAAGACGGCTTTTTGCATCCTCTTTTTTGCTTAAATGGCTGATGAAATTTTCTTTATTTTCCACGCTCTCAAGTTCTTTTATAAAGCCCTCTATATCTAGCTCTTTTGGCACTTGCTTTGCCTCTATGCTTTGTAAAATGCTTATAGCCTCATCAACACTTAAGGCTTTTTGTGCTATACTTTCCTCAGAGTTTAAAGGCAGAGTCTCGCCTTTTGTAAAATTGCTAGAGTCGATGGTCTTAGCCATTTCTCTTTCATCTTTATAAGCCGTGATTATCCATTTATTTTTTGTAGCTTCGCCTTTCCAATTCCCTTTTAATCCTACTTTGAAAATATCCCCATTATCATTTGTATATTTTAAAGTCGCTCTATCATTATCCTTTAAAACTTCACCTTTTGCGATGATTTCATCTAACTGCTCGGCTAAGTTTTCAAATTCCCCGCCGTGCTTGTTTAAAATATGCTTCAGTCCAAAATTCTCATCCCCCCATACCAAATCAATTTCCCCTAAGCCCTCTTTATAAAACGCCCCCTTTATTTGTCCTCTTTTTTCCTCTAAAAGCTTTAAAACCGCTTCTTTACCTTTAAAGCCCTCAAAATTTATCCCAAAATCCTCTTTAAGCTCCGTTTCTAAAATGTCCTTTAAATTATTTTCCTCTTGCCTTTTTAATTCCTCCTCCCTCTTTAGCTCCTGTGCCTCTCTTATTTGTGCGAGTTTTGCTTCCTTTTCGGCGTTAAATTGATCTAAATTATCCATAAATTCATCGATTAAACGGCTCGTGTTAGAATTAAAATTCGTGCGTTTTAATTCTCTTTCTAGCTTGAGTTTAAAATCATCATAATTTAAACTTCTACTGAGTGCCTTTTTTAAATGATACCTTAAGGCACCTCCTTGAATTTGCTTAGAAAAAAGCCCAAATAAAACCCCATCAGGCAAAAGTCTAAAAATAGGATCAAATGCACCCTTTACCACCTTTTGTTTAATCGCTCCCTCCGCACTTGTAGCTATGCTTGTGCTTAGCTTTGAGGCTGTGCCTTGTGTGAGATTTTTAGCGATGATTGCATCATTTTTATAAAGCTTATCAAAGCCCTCCACTAGCTCTAAAAACTCCCTAGCCTCCTTGCTTTTAAATAGAGGTTGTGTTATACTTTCCTTTGCAAGTCCATTGCCTTGCTTACTTGCTCTGCTAGTGAAACTTTGGATAAGGCTAGCATTATCAATTTTATTTCTTATAAAATCCTCTCTTGTTTTTGGTAAAAAAGTAATAAGCCTTTTTCCATTTTCCTCAGTGATTAAAAGCGTATAAAAGCCCTTTTCATCTCTAAATTTTTTAATATAATCTTGCCTTTTTCCATTATGCAAAATCAAATCCGCTTCCTCTAAAGTCGGCTTGACTAAATTTAAATAAGCAAGACGGCTTTTTGCATCCTCTTTTTTGCTTAAATGGCTGATGAAATTTTCTTTATTTTCCACGCTTTCAAGCTCTTTTAAAAAGTCCTCCATATTTAGCTTTTCTGGGATTTTAGCACCCTTTAAATTTTCTAAAAACAACTTAGCTTCATCTTTATTTAAAGCATATTTACCTGGATTTTCCCCCACTAGCTCCTTAACCCTATTTAAAAAGCTCTCACTATCAAAAACGCGCACCTTTGCCCTGTCATTTTCGACCATACTATCTTTAAAAAGGCGGTTTAAAATTTGCATTTCTAAAAAGGCGTTATTCTCCTCTCCTAAATAAGCCTTGATTTTTTGCAAGTTATTTTCGCCTCCCTCGCCTTGTCCTTTAGCGTATTTTATGAGACTATTTACCACTTCATCGGCACTTTTTGCACTATCTTGTAGTTTTAGATTTTTAATGCTCTCATTTAGCTCTTTCATCGCCGCGTAATCTTTCAAAGAAGTGCTATAAAGCTCCTTAATGCTTTCATAAGCCCTAGGCAGTTCTTTAAAGATATTATCTATCCCCTTATCAATCTCTGCTTTTAAGCTTGTTTCTGTTATTTTTTTAAGGGTATTCACAAAATTAGGCGTTTTGTCCTTGTTAAAAATATAATAATTAAGATTTTTTCTAAAATTATTAAGCTTTGCAAAGGTTACGCCCTCTTTAGAAAAAACATTATTTTCTAAGTCCCTTAAAAAAGGCGTCATTTCGTCTAAATTCACGCCGTTTTCTAAAAAGTCCTTTTTGATATTTTCATAAGCGTTTCTATCCAAAACGACCTTAATATCCTCATTATAAAGCTTTGCGATTTGACTTTCGACCTCTTTAAAGGCGGCTTTATTCCCCGCCTCAAATTCATCTAAAATGCTCTTAATCTCACGCGGATTAATGTTAAGATTTTTAAGATTTTTTTCTACATTGCTACTTGCAAGATTTAGCATATTTTTAAGATTATTTTGAATTTTTACATCATCTTTTGCCACTTCAAGCAAATAGGCTAAAGTAGAGCCGTCTTTATCAGATCTTATTAAATCTAGCATTTCTTGCTGCTTAGTTTTAAGGGAGTTTTGATTAAAAATTTCGGCTAATTTTTCTACGCTTTTTGTTTTTTTATCCTCTTGTCCGTATTTTTTCGCAAAGCTTTGTTTTAATTTTTCAAAGATAGGGTTTGCTAAATCCTGCGCCCTTACCCCGCCGCCAAATTCCTTTTGTGCTTGTTTTAATTCCTCTTTCATTTCGGGGCTAAAAACTTCATCGATAATTTTATTCGCTGCGCTTATATTTTGCGAAGGGATAGTGCTAAAAAGCCCCAAAGGTGTCCGCTCTTTTGCATAAGTATAAAGCCCTTTTGCGCCTTTTGCCACGCCCTTTACCATAGGCTTAGCCGCTATAATGACCCCATCCCCTGCTAAGCTTAATAATCCAGCCTGAAGGGCGTATTCTAAATTCCTCTTATAATCGCTTTCTCTATTTAAATACATATCAGCAATTTTTGCATCCATTAAGCCCCCGCCAAAAGACCCAGCCGCCGCTCCTAAAATGCTCTTTACGACCTTACCTTTCGCACTTTTACCACTATTAAAGCCCTTAATCCCTCCTGCTATGCCTCCTGCGATTTCAAATTTAGAATTTTCCATCAAATCCCAAAAATTATCCAAAAAGCCCGTATTAACAAGGTATTTTTGCTCCTTATCCTTATCTTTTTTAATGAAATAAAGCTCGTTTTCCTTACTAAGTCCCACATCATCAAAGCCGTTTAATTCTGCTATCACTAGGGCGTTTTTTAAATATTCTTGTTGTAATTCTTGTTTTTTTTCCTTATCGCTAAAAACATGCCTTAAAAGCTCACTTTCCTCAAATTGCTTTAAAACATTCACAGCCTTTTGCACATCAGCACTGATTATTCCCTCACTTTTATACGCATCTTTGAATTCTCTTACCGTGTCCTTATCATCGTTAAAAAGCGTATGAAAAAAGCCAAGCTCCTCCTCCATAAACTCAACTTCGCTTTTATCAAAGCCACTATCTTTTTGTATGAGTCTTAGCTTTTCTTTTTCCTTTTCAAGTGCCTTTTTATAATCTAGCTCATCATATTTGCTTCTTAGGGCGTAAATTTCGCTTTCATTAAGTTCTAAATCGCCTCTTTCTAATTTTTCTCTCACGCTTTTAAGCGCTCTATTTTTAATATCCTCTTTTTCACTTTCAAAGATATAATTTTCATCTTTAAAACCAAGCTTATTAAGCCCCATTTCTACAACATCAGCGGCGGCATTAAGCCCAAGATTATCCGCCGTATCTCTTAAACTTTTAGTGAAAATATTTTCATTTTCTAGCCTTTTTTCAAATAAGGCTTCCTTTCTTTTAAGCTCTTTTTCCTTAGTTTCTAAATCCTGTTTGATTAAACCCTCTTTAGAATTTGCCCTTTCTTTTGCCTTTTTAAAATCATAAAAATTATAATTTTGCTTTTCCCCCTCACTAAGCCAAGAAAGTGAAGTGTTAAATTCAGCCTTTAGTGCTTCATTTTCTTTATTTTTTAGTAATTTTTGCCTCGTATCCTCAGTGCTAGGTTTTGAAAAGGAGAAATTACCCCCCTTTAAAGTATTATAAATCGCCTCTGTATCGCCTTTTAAATCATTTTCTAATTTGTCAAAATCAAGGCTTGAATTTAAGCCCTTTAAATAATTTATCGCTTCATTTTTATCTTTTCCACTTTTCTCAAACGCTTCAAAATTGAAATTAAACTGCATAAAATTCTCCTTTTGTAAAAAACAAGATTATTCCATTTTAAAAGCGTAAAAAAAAGCCTTAAAAACAAGCTTTAAGTTAAAATGCGTTAAAATAAGTGCGTTTAAGTTATAAACTTCTGGAGGCTTATGCTAAAGGAGGTAAAGATGACTGAAATTATCGCTTTTGTGGTAGTCTTAGTTGTCCTTGTTCTAGCCCTTAAAAGCTAGCACAAGAGACTAAAAGATAATGTAAAAAATTATACTTTGCTCCGCTTAGTTTTAACTTAAACCTACTTCAAGCCTCTTTAGTGGAGCAAGAGGCTATCTTAAATCCATTCCGCCCTTTTGCATACTCTTATTACCCTCTGCGTTTTGTGGATTATCCAATAAAAGGGCGTTTTGTGTGCTTTGATTAATGGCTACGCCGTGCGCTAAATCCCCTTGAGAGGAGTATTTTTTCGTTTTAGCTTTAAGCTCTAAAATTTCGGCTTTTTTCTTTTCAAGCTCAAGCTTCATATTTTCTAAATTCAGCTCTTTTTCTAAACTCTCGCTTTCATTTTGTGCTTCGTTTTGCTTTTGCGTGATGAGTTCAAGCAAGTCTTTTGCCTGAGTGCTTTGGACATCTTTTAGCATTAAAAGCATCATTTGACTCATTAAATTAGGATCGTGTGAAAAGCTCTTAATAATCTCAGCCCAAGAGGCGAGTTTTTCCTCATTGCTTTGCGTTTTGATTTGTGATTTATAAGAAAGGTCAAATTTACCGACTTTAATTTGATTGTTTTCATTTTCATTAATGCTAAAATATCTTTGCCCCACCCTCTCATCACTGATTTGAAAGACTTGTTTTTTTGTAAAATAAAGGCTAATATAATCAATCGCCTTTTTAAAAATGAGCCTATCCATAGCATCACAAGCATTAAGATATTCTTGTAAGCCCATAAGCCCCGCCTCACGGCGTTGTGAAATGGCATCATTACTCATTCTATTATTAGCAATTCCTAAGGCTTCATCATTTAGCCCGCTTATCATTTTAGCTAAATTGCGTTTTTCATTTGCCTTAGCGCTAATAGTGGCTATGTCGTTATGATGCTCTACAAATTTAAGCTTATTATCCCTTAATGCCCCACTTCTTACCTTTACGACAGCATTATCTAAACTCGCTTGTTTGATAAACTCCTCCGCTTCTAAAATGGCATCCTCCTCAAAAAAGGCTTTTAAAGTGCCTATCATATTCATCATTTTATTTTCACTATAATTAATATAATCTTGCAAAGGTTTAATGTCTCTAAAAAGCCCATACCATACGCCCTTTTCATCTATGTTAAATTTACTCACTATGAAAGGATGCATACCATTTTTAAAGGGCTTTTTCTCATAGCTTAGTAAAGCTTCCTCCTGCCATATATATCTAGCAAAGCCCTGCTCCTCTTTAATCCAGCTTTCTATTAAGATACATCTTTGGTCGAAATTTCTTTGATTTTTAATATAAGGGGTCGTTTTTAATAGCCTTTTTGCCTCCTCAAAGCTCATATTAAGCTTTTTATGAAACCTCCTTGCATCAAGGGCGTTTAAATCCTCACTATAAGCATCGATTAAAAAGCTAAGCGGATCAAGGCTTTTAAGACTTAGAAAAAAGTCCCCATCCTTATCCTTTTCGCACCATAATTCGCAAAGTCCCAAGCCAAAAATTAAATTTCTATCCCTTTTAATGATTTCTTTATTATAAGAAATGTCCTCACTAAATACTTTTAAAATATCATTGATTAAAATCGCCGTATTATGGTCGTTTTCTTGCCGTCCGCTCACTTTGATTTCTGCTATACTTTGCGCTTTATAGCCTATGATTTTATTAATGATGAGTTTAAAAATATTTTCTATGACAGGGCTTTGTCTTCTTTCTAAAATGGTTTGTAAATTCACAGGGTCGATTTGATCGCCGTGGTAATACTTTAAACTTTGATGAAATTCATAAAAAGATCTTTGACTCGCTCTTAAATCAAAGTCGTAAAGTTCCTTAAGCTCATTAAGTGAAAGCATGCTAACCCTTAAAAGGCGGGAGATTATGAGAGAACCCGCCTTAGTTTATACCGCTTTTAAGGCTTTAGGAGAGAAGCCTATAAAGCTTTGAAATTATGTTTTAAATACGGCTTTAAAAAAAGGCTTAACTAAAACCCCCTATAAATCCTCTCTTTTAGTGCTTCTGCATTTTCTACGGTTTTAAGATAAATTTTATCCTCAAAGATGAGATAAAACGCCTCCTTTCTTTCGCCATTTTTAAAGACAAGCGGCGCAAAATGATTTAAAATATAAGTTTCATAAAAAGCGATGATATTTTCCTCGCTATCACTATTAAAAAGCATATCAAAGCAGCTATCAATGTCCTTGCTATTTTGTTTAAACCAAGCGCTATTTTCATGATAAAAAAGCTCATTATTTAAAAACGAAGCATTATTTAAATCTGCCTCATTTTTATAAAAACACACAAAAGGCACTTCTTTGATAAAATTTTCTACTCTAACCTCGACCATTTCAGCATAATTGTCCCTTTTTTCCTCTAAAGTATAAAGGCGGGATTTTTGGATATAATAATCCTCACTCATCAAAGCCTTTTCCCTCTCAAAAAGCACCTTTTCAAGCTCTTTTTTCTTAGTCTCTTTTAATTCTTTAATTTGCTTTTCAAGCGCTTTTATACGGATAAATTTAAAAGGCTCTAGCTCAGGGTCAGTTTCACTAAGCCTTTCAAGCTCTCTTTCTAAGCTCTTTAATTCCTCACTTGTCTCAAGCCATGTTTCATAATCCTCATTTACCACCCTCTTAAAACGCTCACTTTCTTTAAAAGCCTTGTTTCTCTCCTCTTTATTTTGCTCTCTTGTTTTGGCTAAATCCTCAAAATGTAAAGGCAGCTCAAGCCTCAAAGCCCTGTTATAATTTTTATTTTTATCGATAAAATCCTCCGTGCAAATTTGTCTAAAAAAAGGATGCACCTGTTTAGCTATCACGCTCTCATAATGCTTATTTGCCGTTCCTTTGTAATCAAAGCCCACTCCCACAAGCTCACTAAAGCCCTTTAATATCCTATCATTTGCTTTTTTAGCATTGATTAAATGGCTATCTTGCTTTTCTTTCACACTGATGCCGCCCTCGCCCTTTTTAATATAACCCTCGCCAAGCTCATTTAAATAGCCCTCATTACCCCCTTTTGTATAATGCGCCCTTGTCATTATCATTTCATCGACACTATCCTCTTTTAAATCACCCCTTAAGCCCTTACTCGTATCATAAGCAAGAGAGGGGCTAAAGCTTTCACTCCCCGGCGCATTTTGTCTAAAAATGCTCCCATCTGCGTAAATATTATAATTTTTATCACTATTTAAAAGGCTCATTTCGCCTTTATTATCATTAAAAGCCTTTTGCCAAGCGGCTTTTTTAAACCCCGCCTGTGCTTTAAAGGCTAAATCCTGTGCTTTTAAAGCATTTCCTGTCATTATCTTATTCCCTACTAAGCCCACTCCCCCGCCTATAATGCCTAAAATCCCCCCTGTAAAAATACTGCCTATGATGGTAAAAATCCCGCCAAAAAGATTAAAGCCTCCAAAAATTCCCTTACTCGCCTCGACCTTAGCATCGGCAATTGCCCAAGCGATATAATCATACTCCTTAGGTTCTAAGCCAAGCTCATATTTTTGAATAATGGCACCAAATTGACCCATAGCCTGATTATAATACCTTTTTCTTTTTCTCTTGCTTCTGCCTGTTAAGCCCATGAATCTTTCCTTTTTTATTTACTTTTTAGCGGCGAAATGCGATTTCGCCTAAAAGTAACAAAAGCTAAAGGCACGACCCGCCCAAATCCTGCGGATTTGCCAAATCACGCCATTAAACTTACTACACCTAAAGCCCAGTCCGTCCCAAAGGCTTACGCCTTTGCCGTGTTAAGCTTTGAATTTGTTAAAGCTAAAGGCTTCCCCACCCTTTTTTCACAAGTGAAAAAAGCCCCGAGTTCGCCTCTACAACTCTCAAAGCTAAAGCCCAGTCCCGTCCCTTTGCTTTAAATTTGCTTTCCTAGCTTATTTTAAACCTTATGCAATGAAGCAATTTAGCCCTTTAGAAAAGAAAGGTGTAAGCCTTTCAAGTTTCTAAAGTGGATAACTCTTTTGCAAGGGTTTAAAATAAGCACCTAATCAAAGCGTTTTAAACTCACCCTTGCGTAAGGGTTTAAAATAACCCAAAACGCCCATTAAAAAAAGGCTTATAAATTTGTGTTATAATTAAAAAAAGGATAGGTTATGAGTAAAAAGGAAAAGATTAAAGCAAAAATTACTTTTTTAAATTCCCTCATTATTGCATTTTTAACAACACTTTTTGCGATTTTTGGGTATTCTTTTATTAATTTTAAAAACTTAAATTATTACGATTTGCTAGGCGTTAGCATAGCGTGTTTATTTTTATTTTTTTGCATTGTTTTATTTTTAAAGTTTTTCATTAAAGAATTAAACAAGCTTGAAAAGGAGGATTAATGATAGGGTTTATTTGCGTAGTGATTTCATTTTTTAGTTTTATTTTAGCGACCCTTTATGCTGCTTACACCATCTCAAAAGCCTAAACCTCGCTTTTAAGCTCAGCGATTTTACCTGCTAATTCCTTTAGCCTCAAAGGCTCTTTTTCGCTTTCTTTTTGCTTATAAAGGTGTGAAAGGACAAAGGCTTTTAAGGCTTCATTTTGCCTTTCTTTTGTGTAAATTTCCACGCTCTGATTAGCTAAAAGCTCCCTTTTTTTGCCCTCATCATCAAAAAACGCCCTGTCTAAAAACTCCCCCGCATAATAAATCAGCCTTTCTTTAAACTCCTCATCATTTAAAGCGCTTTTAATGATTTGCATCATTTGCCTTTGATTTTCCTCGCTTTCTTTAAAAGCCTTTTTTGCCTTTAAAAACTCCTTTTTATCAACCCCAAGATACAAGGCCGCCTTTTCATAAAGCTCATTTTTAAGATAAAAATTACTCACCCCCTCTATCATCTTTTTAAGCTTTAAAAAAAGCGCGTGTTTAGCCTCGCAATTTTCCGCCTTTTGCATCGCGAATTTAATATAAAACTCAAGTCCCTCATAAGTGTGTAAATCTAAGCTTTTAATGTCATATTTTTGCATAAATTCGCCCACATCTTTGACTTTTTCTTTACACACAGCGACCTTGCAATTAAAAAATTCATTTTCAAAGCACAGCCAAAGGGCTTTTATCACGGCTTCATAGCCCGCCTTATCCTTATCAGGCACGAAAACAAGCTCTAAATTCTCTACATTAAGCCTTTTGATAAGGCTTAAATGTGCTTGAGTGAAAGCCGTGCCTGAGCTTGCCACCGCACTTTTAAAACCCGCTTTTTGCAAAGCGATCGCGTCAAAAAAGCCCTCGCAAAGATAAAGCTTTTTAGAAAGCCTCGCATAGTCTTTTGCCTTATCAAAATGGTAAAGCAAAAAGCTCTTATTAAAAAGCTCACTATTTAAAGAATTGACATATTTGCCAAGCTTTCCCCCCGCTTTAAGTTCTCTTGTAGAAAAGCCTCTGACTCTGCCAAAACTATCTTTTATCACAAAGCTTAAGCGCCCTACAAAAAGAGAATAAAAGCCGTTTTGATTTTCCTTAATATAGCCTAGTTTTTTTGCCAAGCTCATATAATTTTTTGCCTTTAAAAACCTGACTAAATTTTCTAAATCCCCCGTATATCCAAGCTCAAATTCACCCACATCACTCTCATCTAAGCCCCTTTTTTTGCAAAAAGCTAAGCACTCCTCATTAAAATTATTTTTAAAATACGCACTAAGCTCATTTAAAAAGGCAAATTCCTCTTTTTGAGTAGAATTAAAACTAAACTCTATATTTTCAAGCTTCGCCACTTCAGCCGCCGCCTCGCTAAAGCTAAGATTTTTATAAATTTGTAAGAATTTAATAGCATCGCCGCCCTTACCACAGCCAAAGCAGTGCCAATAGCCCTTATTCACATTAATCACAAAAGAGGGGGTTTTTTCCGCGTGAAAGGGGCAATTTGCCTTATAAAACGCCCCCTCCTTTCTTAAAATGAGATAATTTTCTATAATTCTAACAATATCTATCCTAGTTTTAAACTCTTGCAAATCCATATCCTACTCCTATTTAATTTACTACTTTAATTTACTTTTTAACGCAAAAATTGCGATTTTTGCTAAAAGTAACAAAAGCTAAAGCCCAGTCCGTCCCTTTGCTTCGCAAAGCCCTGTTAAGCTTTGAATTTGCCTTGCCTCAAACCCGTTTAAGCACTTTCCTAAGAAAATCAAAGCCTTTCATAATGAAACGCTTTGACCCTTTAGAAAAGAAACGCCTTAAGCGTTTCAAGTTTCTAAAGTGGGCAACCGCGTTGAAGTTGAAAGCGTTTTGATTTTCACCCTAAACTCACCCTTGCGTCAGGGTTTAAAATAAGCACCTAAATCAAAGCGCTTTGATTTTCACCTTAAAATAGCAAAGCCCCTACACAGCCCTAGCCTTTAAAAAAATCCCCGTTATTTCCTTATGGGTAATCTCTACCTTAAGGCTCGTTCCCATAAGGCACTCACACCCTACACAAAGGGGCTTAAACTCTATCACGCCGTTATAATTTGCCTCCTTAACTTGCATTTTTAAAGCCTCGTTTTTATCCATATTGAAATTAAAAATAAGGCTTTTTAAGGCGGATTTACCACACTTATCACACTTCATTTTTTGCTTATAATCATTAAAAACATAATTTAAAAACATTTTCTTTTCCTTTAATTTACTTTCACAGCGAAGCAAAGCTCCGCTAAAGCCCACGCCGTTCCCTTTGCTTCGCAAAGCCCTGTTTTGCTTTGAATTTGTTACACTCCAAAAGCTAAAGGCTTCCCCGCTCTTTTGCTAACGCAAAAGCCCCCGTTCGCCCCTAACTAAGCCCTTAAAAGCCTATTTTTCCACACTCTCACCCTTTCCCCCTGCCAGTAAGGCGGAGAGAAAACTAAGGATAGAAACCTCCCCATAAAATAAACAGCAATTTTTTAAAAAAATAAAAGCTTCGATGATATGGGCTTTTGAAAAGTATTTTAAAAAAGGCTTTAGGATTTTTTAAGAAAGCGCAGGGGGGGTCAGCCCCACTTTAAAGTTTTGTTTTTGTCTCACGCTTTAAAAATCTTTTGCGTAAAAAAATCTTTTCAAAAGTCTATGTTGTAGGACTTAGACTAGATTTATCACTATGACACAAATTGAAAGCACTTTGTGCCATAAAAAAGCAAGGTTAAATCTAATCTAAGTCCTATAAACAAGGCTTTTAAAGGCTTTTAGCTTTTAGAAAAAGCTTTTGGCACAAAAAAGCGTTTTAGCGCCCTTTGAAAAATCCCTTTTTATAGGGGTTTAAAGGGCTTAACGCCCCATAAAAATTAAAACTAAACTTAAAATCGCCCTCCGTGTGCGGACAAATGGGGCTTAAGGGTGTGAATTTAGCACTGGCAAGGAGGCTTGGCTCGTGTGAAGCGTAAATTAGCTTAAGTGGCTAAAAACAAGCTAGGGCAGGGTTAAAGTGGGGCTTAAGTCGTGTGAGAGTGCTTATAAAAGCAAAGTCTCTAAAGCGGCGGCAAAAAGCTGAGTTAAAACGCCCTTGTGTGCGGTCGCTTAAGAGTGTTTTGCTTAAGTGTGTGAAAGCTTCACAAAAAAAGCAAGGCTAAATTTAAGTCCTTTTGTGGGGCTTGGCGGCGGACTTTGGCGGAGGCTTGTTAGTGGAGGCGTGAAGCAAGGGGGCGGCTATGGCGGTTGTAAGGCTAGGGCGTGAGTTAAAACGCAAGGCGGGGTAAGGGCGGATTTATGCGCCTTTAAAGCATGTTTAGCTTAAGCGTGATGGCAAACTGCCTTAAGCGGTGCGGAAAATTTAAGCGAGGCGGGGCGGGCGGCTATGGTCAAAAGGCTAGGGCGTGAAGCAAAAATCGGCGGCGTGAGAGGAAGGCAAGGCAATTCAAGCCCAAAAGCCTCGCTAAAAGGTTTTTTCTAAAGGCTAAAAGCAAGGTGCTAAAAGATACATAGGAGCAAATTTATTTGGTATCTTAAGGCTTAAAAGCTTAGGAAACTAAGCAAAAAAGGAGAAAAGATTATGATAGAAAAAATTCTAAATTCTACGCTTTATGAGCGTAATGGTGTGTGGTATATCGATGCGAGTATCGTTAGAAATGGAACGCAAGAAAGATTGCGTTTTTCAACTTCTTTTGCGGTGGATGAAATGAAAAACGGGAGTGAGCAATACGCCCTTTTAAAAGAGCTTAAAACGGACTTTGTCAGGCTCTATCTTAAAAAGCAAAAGCACAAATTCAAAAAGACCTATGAAGCGCATAAAAAAAGAGGCGTGAAGCTTTTTAAAAATGTGGCTAAAGACTTTTTAGACTCTTTATACGGGCTTAAGCCAAAGTCTAAAAACTCTCTTGTAGAAAACATACGCCCCGCACTTAGCTTTTTTGAGTGGCATAATATCACAGATATCGATAAAGAGGAAATTGAGAAATTTTTTAATTTCTTAGATGAAAAAGAGCTTAGCGTTTGCACCAAAAAGCACTACGCTAAAACGCTTAATAGAGTGCTTGAGTATGCTAAAGAAAATGAGTTTATAGAAAAAAACCCTTTTAAAATGCGAAAATGGCGTGATGATGCAAAAGAAATTCAAACCTTTAGCAATCAAGAAATTCAAACTCTACTCACGCAAAGCACAGGGGAAATTGGCATTTATCTTAAAATCGCCCTTTTGTGTGGGGCTAGGACGGGCGAAATTTTAGCCTTGCAATGGAAGCACATAGACTTTGAAAATCAAAAAATCATCATAGAGCAAAGTATCAATAGCTTTGGCTTAGGCAGTCCTAAAACGGCAAATTCAAGGCGGATTATCGATCTTTTAGAACCGCTTTTAAGCTTTTTAAAGGGCGTTAAAAAGCAAAGAAAGCCCCGTGAGGAGGATTTCCTCTTTAAAGGCGTTTTAAAGCCTTATATAAAGAATTTTCACAAAAGCTATTTAAGAGTGCAATACATCGCCCTTTTAAGCCGTTTTAACATCGCTTACCGCCCTATTTATAACACTAGGCATAGTTTTGCCTCCTTTATGCTTTCAAAGGGGGAGAATTTAATGTGGGTTTCTTGGATGATGGGGCATAAAAATACAAGCATTACGCTTAGTTTTTATTCTAAATACCTCCCAAGCGGCACGCATGCTGAGTTTTTAAAGGGCTTTTTAGGGGGTAAATTATGACTTATAAGCTCTTTATCAAGGTGATTAATGAAAAAACAGGACGGGAAAAAATGATAGATACTAAGGCTTACAGCCTTTTAGATATTCAAAAAATCATTGATGTTTATAAGGCAGGGGGCTGGAAACTAAAGGCGTTTAGCTTTAAGAATTTTAACACTAAAGAAAGTGAGATTTAATGAAACAATATTATCTAAGCAACATTTGGGAAAGGAAACTTTTAGCAGGCTTTTATGACGGCACAAGGGCGCGTTATGCCAAGTGTGTGAGGAATTTTTTACAAAATGTTAAAGATAGGGAAACTAAGGGCTTTTCTTTTGAGAATTTAGAGCTACTGCTAAATCTTATGGAAATTAGTTTAAAGATAAAGCATAGAGGCAAAATGCCCCTTATTTTAAAAGATAAAAGCAATTTTATGCGGTGCTATCTTTTATTATTTAAATTCATAGAAAAGGAGAAACGCTATGCAAGAAATTTTTTACAAATTTAAAATACCGCGAAGCGAGAAATTTATATGCGGCTTTTGTGGGGCTTATGCTCCGCTTTTTCAGGCAATTAGTCCGCTTTTTGAAAAGCTTAATGAAAAGCAAAAAGCTAAGGTTTTAAACCAGGGGCGTTTTGAGTGTGAGCCTTTATGTCCGCACTGCTTTAAAGCGGCAAATTTTAAAGTGATTTTAGAGCTTTACAATCTTAAAAGCTCTAGTATTTATACGCTTAAAATGAAAGTAAGAAAGGTCTAAAATGGGCGAAGCAGGCTTCATACTTTTATTTTTAATAGGCTTAATTGTGGGCTTTATCTTAAGAAATATCAGGGAGGGAAATCGATGGATTTAAAGCTTTTTTAAGCGTGAATTTAAACGCTTTAATTTGGGTGCTTATTTTAAACCCTTGCTTACTCAACAAGAGTTATCCACTTTAGAAACTTGAAACGCTTAAGGCGTTTCTTTTCTAAAGGGCTAAATTGCTTCGTTACGCAAGATTTAAAATAAGCTTGGAAAGCAAATTTAAAGCTTAACACGGCTTTGACGGACTGGGCTTTAGGTTTTGAGAGTTGTAGGGGCGAACTGGGGCTTTTTTCACTTGTGAAAAAAGGGCGGGGAAGCCTTTAGGTTTTGGTTCTTTTAGCGGAGCTTTGCTTCGCGGTGAAAGTAAATTAAAAAGGATTTAATATGATCATTAAAGCAAAAATCACAAAGAATTTCACGCAGGTTAGCAATGAGCTTATCAACCATCCGCATTTAAGTAATAATGCCAAGCTTTTGTGTATTAAAATTTTATCTTTGCCAAATTCGTGGCGGGTGAATACAAAATATTTAGCAAATTTTTTAGGCTTAGGTGTGAGGATGACGCAAAAATATTTAAGAGAATTAATTGATGTGGGCATTTTTGAAAAGGCGCAAGAATTAGACGAAAAAACTGCAAAATACACACAAAATTTTACCATTATTTTCAACTCTTTTGAGGAGGAGGAAAAAGAGCTAAATGAGAGCAATCAAAGCCCTAAAAATAGCGAAAGTCAAACGCAAGGTATGGAAAACGGCGGATTTGTTAAGGATGCAAATGCTGAAAGTATGGAAAATAAGGCGGAGCAAAGCGGCGAATTAAAACCGCTGGACGGGCTCAGTTCGCACATATATAATAAAGAATTTTTTAGTAATAAAAAATTCTTATACCGATTGAAAAATTTTTCAAATCGCACCATTTTTTTAAATCTAGCACAAGGCTTTAAAGCAAAAAATAACCTTTTAGACCTTTCTTGTTTTGATGAGAGGGAAAAAATAGAAATTGATAAATGGTTTGCTTATAAAAAAAGGCTTTCAAAGGGACAATTTAACGCAATGAGTAAGGAAAGACAACTCAAAAAAATCAAAGGCTTTAAACTAGCAAATCAAAACATTATCGCCATTATCAATCAAAGCATAGAACAAGGTTGGCAAGGGCTTTTTGCCTTTAAAACAAGCACAAATTCGCCAAGAAGTGTAAGGCAAAGCGAAAAGGACAGCTTAATGGCGTATTTTGATAGCTTAGAGGCAGCTAAATGAGAACTTACAACCGCCCAAGCCATTATCAAACAAGCAAAAAGCCTAAGCAAAGAAGCACGACTTTTTACCTAGAAAGACGGCTTTTAAAGCTTTTAAAAGAAATTGCAGAATTTGAAAATATCAGCCTTAGCATAATGGTAGAAAGGAGCTTAAATTATGCAAGAAGTGGGAATTTTAAAAGAGCAAACAAGCTCAAAAAAAAGACAAAGATTTATGCTAAAAACAAACGCAAATTTGCAAATCGCAAGGCAAAGCAAAAAGATGAAGCTTACCAAAAATGCCTATTTAACTAAGTCTTTATTAGACTTTTTAAACCAGTATAAAACGCAAAATATTTTCTTTTTTGGGCGTGATGATGAATAAAAAAGAGTTTTTAGAATACATCATCGATAATATAAGCTATCTAAGCGAAGCCGAAAAAAGGCTTTTGTGTGAATTTGTAACGGGTTTAAATGAGAGCTTTATTAAAGCGCTTTTTGAAAGGGCTTTGGGTGAAAGGGTGATTAATCTAAAAAGCTTAAATTGCTTATATAATGAGCTTTTAGACGAGGAGGCTTTAAAACTTGCAAGAAATTCAAAAATAGCCTTTAAAGACATAAATGACCGTTATAAATACGACCCCTTGGAGCTTTTAAGAAGCTATTATTATGAAAAATTAAAAAACAATTCTTTAAAAAAAGGCAAATAATGCAAAGCATAATCATAAGATCTTTACTTGAATTCCCGCAGAAATTAAGCGAATTTGAAAACGCGTTTCATCTTAAGATTTTTGAGCCTTTGTATCAAAAATTCCTAAGTAAAATTTACAAATTAGACTATATTAGCTTAGCCGCTTTTGAGGCGGAGTTAAGTGAGAGTGAGCTTAAAAGCGAGGAGTATTTAAAAATCGCTTCGGCTGTGCCAGAGCTTGACTTTTTAGAATATGAAAAGCCCTTAAAAAAGCTATTTATGCTAAAAGAGCAAGAGAATTTAGCAAGGCTTTTGCTAAAAGCTAGTAGTGAAAAAACCCTGCTTAATTTAGAGAATTTACAAAGCGATTTTAGCGAAATTTATACAAGCGCTTTTTTAAGCTTTTTAGAGTGGGAGCAAAGGTATAATGAGAGGGAGCAAAACCCGCAAATTAAAAGCGGGGTAAGCTTTTTAGACCAGGCACTAGACGGGGGCTTTGAAATGGCACAGCTTGTGCTAATAAGTGGAGATCCTGAAATGGGAAAAACTAGCCTTTGTTTGCAAGTGATAGAAAATATCTCACGCTTGCATAAGGTTGCCTTTTTTTGCTTTGAATTTACCATATGGGACTACATTAAAAAAAGGCAAAATCACACGCATTTTAATAAGGAAAATTTGATTATCTTAAATGAGGGCTATAATATCTTTGAAATGGAAAATAATATAAGAATTTTAGCTAAAAAGGGCGTTAAGGTCTTTTTCATAGATAGTCAAATGAGAGTGGAAAATAATAACGAGGGAAACAACCCAGAGGAAAGAGAAACGATGAAATTTAGCGTCTTAGCTAAGCTTTGCCATAAGCTTGACATTTTGATTTTAATGGTCGTGCAAACCTCAAAAAGCGATACGGAAAATCCTCTTGGAAGCAAAAGAGCATCGCATGAGGCAAGTATCATTATGCGGCTTGAGAAAGTCGAGTGCGATAAAAATGATTTAAGCCATAAAAATAAGGCTTTTCACCCCCAAAAACGCAAATTCATTATGCAAAAAAACAAGCAAACGGGAAAGCACTTTGTCGAGGAAGTGGGCTTTAAACAAGCAAATCAAAGCTTTTATAGCCTTTATGATGAGGGCAAAAAAATGATGCAAGTGGATTTTAAAGAAATTCAAAGCACTCTTAATTTAAACGATGATGAGCCCTTTTAAAGAGCGCTAACACGCCACCTTACTGGCAGGGGGAAAGTAGCTCATTGCGGACTTGTTAATTCTTTTTTAGATACTTTCATAGCCCTTTTATATCCTAAGAAGTGCCTTTGAAGCGTTTATAAAATTTTATCAAATCTCAATCTAAAGCATAAGTCCCTCTCTTAAAACTTTAAACACAAATCGCAAATAAACGCTGTTATTTTAAGCGATAAAATTGATGGTTAATCATAAAAAGAATAAAAAAATTCCTAAAAGTAACAAATGCTTTTAATTTTTTATCAAAAGAAATATTTTTTATATTTTTTATGCTTGATTTTGTTAAAATCTTAAGTATAAATATCTTAATTTGAAAGGTGAATAATGAAAAAAGTATTTTTTATTATGTTGTTAGGTGTGTTGTTTTCAGGTGTTGCTTTAGCAAACTCTGATTGTGATGTTAAATGTCAAATTCTTAAAGAGCAATGGAATACCTACTACAATAAATTGAGATACTGCGATAGATTGCCTTCTTATCAAGCAAGTATGTGCCGTTTATCAGCTATGCACTCTAAACCAAGCGAATAA